GCATAACTTCTTCTTCAAACGCCCGGTCCGAAGACTCGGTGTCGTAGATTTCAGCATGCTGGCCTTCGTAGCGGCCATATTCCATACCAAAGAGAGCGTTTAGACCCGGCTCTAGTTCTTTGGCGAGTTGTGCGCGAGAAATAGCCATTATCTATACTCCCTATGATATCGCAGCTTCAGAATCAGCCTGAAGCAGTGCGTGGTTGTTGATCATCACAATCATAGGAATACCCGCAGCAGCGAAGTCTTCGTTGTCTACATCATCAAGAATGCCCACAATCTTCAAAGGAAGAGAGAGGTTTGATGAGTCTAATGTAGCAACATCCATCTTTGCAGATGAATTTCCTGTGGTTGTACTACCTGCTGCACCACCGTCGAGCATTGTGTTCTCGAAGATAGCTGCTTTCGCAGTTGCTTCATCGGTAAATGTTGCGTCAGTCGCAATAATGAAGCGTTGCATTGGGTTGTCATACACAAATCCTGTGATTGGGAAACTTGTGTTTGCACTACCTGAACCGGGCCAATGGTTGGAAAAAGTCTTTTTCCCGGTTGAGGCTGACACGAATTCACACCCTTGAAACACGCCAACATATGCCACGGTGTCCCCAGATGCAGAACCAACAACGATTGAACCACCGTTGTCACACTTTACTGGAGTACCCTGATATATTGCTGCCGCAGTTCCACCGATTGGGTATGTGTTTGTACCGCCAGTAGCTGGTGTGCTACCCGCAGTATTGATCGGCTTTAAGCCGAAGGCAACATTAGTGTTTGCCATTTCACACTCCTAAAGGTTGTAGGGGGTCAATCTTTACCCCCAAATGATACACGACTTTTCCTATCGTTATGGATAGGCATTGAGGGATGTTGTTCCCTCATCAGGCTTTGGTCAACGGCATCCATTTGTGTACGGGTCTGCTCCCGGAAATATTCAGTTCGTTCTTCTACCGTCTCCTCTGGGATACGAGCAAGCATTAGTCCGCCTACACCGATTACCCCGGCATGCCGACCTTCATCAATAGTAGGGTATAACCCTTCCATCTCTGGATATTGATCTGCACGCACTGGCTCCCAGCCTTCTCGAACCTTGGCATTCACATTCATCTTGTCATCCTCACCTCGAACAGAGGTGCGAATCCATCGATGCTTGTAGCCTGCCGGCGGTTCTGGAGCCTCCAACTTTGATGGAGGTGCCCAAGGCTTACGCCTCTGGGTCTTTGCGCGAGTTTCTGCTTCGCGTGGCACTCTTTTTGAATCAGTCATTTTTTAATCCTTTACATACTTTGCATATTCTTCAAGCGGAACATTCAACCGTTTCGCAATTGCAATTTGCGAAGGAGTCAATCTGACTGTTCTGCGCCCCTTTGACGACGACTTTGAAGCCGTGGACTCAGCAGAAGCGACTCTGGGCCCCGTATCTCGCTTAGAGCTCTTAAACTTGTGAGGAAACTCTGTGCGAATTCTACGATCTAGTTCAGTATAGTACTCATTTGTTGCGGGGTCAAACCCCTCATCTTCAATAAGCTGCCGGTGAATACCAAAAGCAGCGTATGTCATGGTCTGATCTTCTCCAAACCATGCGTTTTTTCCAGCCCATTCTTCAGCTTTTGGGTCTGGTTGAGGTGGACGTTGTTGGGCGACCTGTGGAGATGGTGCTACAGGAGCCTGCTCTGCGGTTCTGGTTTCAGCTACCTCTCCACGTTGTTTTATAGAGTCATACTTAGCCTGCTCTAAAGCAAGGCGGCTAATGTTTTGCTGGGCTTCAAACATAGCGTCTGAATCACCATCTTCGTGTGCTCTTTTATAAGCATCTTTAGCAGCTATTACTTGAGATTCCAGTCTAGTAGCGAACTCTCCTACATACGTCTGATCCAGCTTATTCAAACGGTTTTGAAGTTCGTCATTTTGTTTTTTTACTGATTCCGCATATTCAACAGCGGAGTTTTTCTGCCGCTCTTCTTCACGGAACTTTCCAGTAAGCTTGCGTATTCTTCGTTGCACAGAGTCAGAATAATTTTCAAGCTCGTCCTCATCTTCGGAAGAGTCTTTATCAGAACCCTCGGCCTCTGCTAACTGCTTAACTTCTACTTCTTGCTCTTCGTTTTCTTCAATGACTTCTACTTCTTGCTCTTCTGCAATATCTTCATTTTGTTGTTGCATACTAGACTCCGTATGATTTTATATCGTCTGGATCGACAATAGTTGCAATGACTTCGTCATCGTTGATAATTCGGACCTCACCACCCTCAATATTAAATCGAGAACCGGCGTAACGTCCAATACACACCCAATCACCTTCAGAACACCACGGATCAGTAGTCAAGCCCCCACCAAACTTGTCGCTGTCTTTATACGCCAAAGGCCCTACCTTTAACACATAAGCTACAACAGTAGCTCGTGACTCTCGCTCTCTTGCTTGATCGGGTACATAAACCCCACCTTCGGTTTTTTCACGACCCAGATAAGGCATGACAAGTAAACGCCATCCCGTAGGTTGCGGTACTCTTTCTTTTAGGGGTTTTTGTTTTGCGGCCTCTTCAGCCTTCTTTTTTGCCTCGCGTTGCGCGAGAATGTAGTCAGGTACTATCAGTGTCTTCGACATAATTAACCTTTTTTAGCAGGGTTTTGAGTTCATCAAGAGAATAAGCGATACCCTGTATCTCGCCAACTCTTGCTTTGTAGTCTTCCCAGTCAGTAACACCACCACTGGTTATAGAGACACTAATGTCTTCTATGCGGTTATTCAAGACTTTTTGGTATTTTGATATGAAATTTATAACATCCATTTAAGCAGCTTCCGTTATTGGTCCACCAGACACCCATGCATTACAAACGCGCATCGAAGCACATTTAAATTTAACGAACTGACAGTAGCCAATATCTCCAGCATCCACAGACGCATACGGATCTGCTCCGTCTTCAAATCCAATACCTTCTGCGATACAATCTTTTATTTCTGGGGTAACATTAAAAGCAGCGCAATTGCCACATCTGCTATCCTTTGCAGCCTCAATGTCGGTGTTAAAAGTATCTGCTATTTTTTGCCAAAATGAATCGTTCTTACCACCGTCGTCTAGATTTGGATTTAAAGGGCCATAGCCATACTCATCAATGGCTTTTTGCCTGTTTTCAAGATTTAGGTCTAAATCCTGTGTGGCAGCAGGGCATGACCCATGCATTTTATCCACAGGAGTGCCGTCTTGAATTTCTTTTCCTAGGTCCATGCCGTCTGGGATTAATTTAATTTCTATTCTCATGTTTTTCTCTTACTTTTAAAAAGGATAATAGTCACTAAATTTAAACTCAGGGAAGTTAAAAAGAGGTGTAGAATTAATTGTAGACCCCTTAATCTGCCCACTCGATCTTCTTGCCGGATCTCTAATACCTAAAAACTCAAAAGCTTTGTCCACAAGGTCTTGGTCAGGGGTGCTTCGGTACAGGTTGTTGCCTGTGTTTGTAAGATTTGTATAATCTACTGTAGCAATTTGATTCGCAGTTGAAGATCCTCCAAGAGCGCTGGTTTGTGTTGCTTTCTCAATTAGGTCCATAATGTCCGGCTTTTCTTCTACTGGTGGTGACACCTTGGGAGCAAACAAATCGTCAATTGTCATGCCCTTTTCTTTTAATATACCTCTAGCCTCTGGAGATATGTTTGGATCTCTGAACAACGTGTCATAAAGACTTCCTGCAAGCTGTTCTCCAGCCACAGTATTCTGTAAGGAGCTTTGCTGCCCACCAAACAGATTCGTTCCAAGTACTGCACCTGTTTCTTCATCCATAGTAATCGTCCTACCATCTGGCAGTGTTTCGGTTCTTGTGCGGCTAAAACCCGGCTGGAGAGGGTTGTTAAAGGAAGTAGCGCCTATATCGGGCATCGCGTCTAAATATGGTTGAAAGTTTCTTTCGGCTAGCTCATTAATTGCTATTTTTTTATCCTCAAGCGACATGTTTGCTATGCTTGGACTCGTTTGCGCTTGACGCATTACAGAAGAAACAGCGTCAGCAAATGCTTGTTTCTTCGCCGCATCCCTACCTGCGCTCCACGAACTAAGTGCAGAAGTGGTAGTGCCAATTGGAGCAGCAGTGGGTTCAGCAACTTCTGGAGAAAAGAAGTCTGTAACTTTGTCTACTAGACTTTCAATACCTAAACCACTTCTTGCCGCCGCCTGACCCATGACGGATGAAGGAAGATCTTTGTTTACGGCTGGATCAAACTCAGAGTTATACGCAGCGGAGCCTGTTGGAACATAAGTAGAAAACGGATCTGCTATTGACATCAGACCATAACCAAAGGGTCCTAAACCAAATGTAGCCGCTTGAGTGGCTGTTGCGTCCCCTATTGGAATGTTATTAATATCTACCTGCTGCGCTACAGGGCCTTGAGAGGTGACCTCTCCAACAGGGCCAGCGAACAAAGAACCGAAGCCTCTTTTTTGAGATAGTGGGTCTTGACCTGCGTAGTCTTTATAACGGTCGTATTTTAATTGAGCTACTTTAGCTACCCCATCAATACCCATATTCTGTGTATAGTCGATGTTTTTGGGATCTATACCTAAAAAACTAGAAAAGACTCCTCCGTGACCATATGGATTTTTTGAGGATACCCCCATTATTCCATTATACAGATCCTGCGTGAGCGCATTCCCGGGACCAAGAACTCCTTGCAAACGGCCAAGTGTTGACCGTGCTTCCTTTAAATTTTTTGTGCGAGTGTTGGCAATGTTCAAAAATTGATTCATCGCCATTTTACTGGAGTATTTTCCGGTTACTGGATCATAGTTTCCCCCAAGCTGGAATTTTGGATTGCCCATTGCAAACCCAGACTTGTTCCGAGTTGCTAATGCGGCTAGCTGTTGCTGACCAGCTTGATCAAAATCTTCGTCGTCGCTGCCATCGTTAGGGCCAAAACCCATAGCGCTAGACATGGCAGAGCCAATAGCATTTCCTTCGGCTGCACTGACAGCCTCGGCTGAAGGCCCGGGACCACGAGCTTCCTGTTCCGCCGTTTCGCCTGCAAAACCTCTAGCCACAGCTACTTAACCTGTACTTTTCTAGGACGACACATAGATGCTTTACCCATGCCACGGACGTTGTTGTACTTTCCGTTCTTGGCTTCAACAATATCTTTTGTCTCCGTTACTAGAGGACGATCATCTTTATTCATGTTGTGATCTGGTTTGGTGCGTGGGTCCTTCGGATGAACTTCCCCATGCTTTTCGTAGTACTCGTCAAACATTTTGCGCTTTGACTTGGGCTTTGACTTAGGTTTTTCCATCTTAGTTCCAATCTTTGTGTCTTCTTGAAATATACGTTCTGCATCCTCAAAACGCTTCAAGCGGTTTTTCAACTCTGGGGAGTATTTATCCATAATATTGGAGCCGCCATCTACACGACCACGGGCTTTAGCCATAAGTTTTTTCGCGGAACCTCGACTAATACCAAGGTCGTCTGCAAATTGATTTACTCTTGCTCTTGGCATTTCTTACCCCAATTTATAATTTCATCTATTGTGCGTCCACAACCAATACATCTTACACGTTCTTTGTCCAAGACACAAATACCTACGCAAGGGCTAGGCTTATTTGTGCTCATGGCCCATCCAAATCCCAAAGACACCTGTCATCGCACCAACTACCACTGAGACAAAAGCTGATTGTTGCGAAGTTGGATCCGGTAAATCCATAAACCATTCGGCGCAACGCCAAGACATTATAGTGCTGGCTAACATCATAAAGCGCGGCAAGATCTTCCACTTGAGAAAAGTCTCTACGCTCACTTTGTTAAGCCTTTGGCCTTCTCGAAGCTACGCATTCCCCCCAAACCAAGCATACCCAACAAGACAGTCATTAAGCTGTCCATATCAAAAGATGGATACGCTACTGCCTCAACGCCCATGTATGCAGTTACCACATCCATAGTCGGAAAGACCAAAAAGTGAGCGAACAGAGCCAAGCTACAGCACCAGCCCACGCTCGGTCGCCAACCCGCCACAAACAGATTTCGTGACTTGGCTTCTTCAGCGTTGATAGCCAATTGGCCTTTAGCAAGCTCCTGTGCATGTCGCTCCGCCATAGTGGCAATCTCATGCGCCAACTTGTTCTTCTGATCTTTGTCCTCGACGAACTTACCAATTAACTCGGTTGCCGGTCCTATCAAGCTTTGTAACATTACTTATCCCCTAGCATTAATTTTATCCGGGCTAACTCAATCTCCAGATCGTGAACTCGCGTGACAGTGTCCTGCACAGATTTTGGGGGCTCAAAATCATCAATCCAGTTATCGTTTTCCTCGACCTCTGCCATAGTTAGCTCAAGGTTATGCTCAAGAAAAGCAATGCGCTCAACCAAACCAAAATAAACCCAAACAGAAACGCCGGTAAAAGCAATCATACTAATCAGGTTGCGAAGAGGTATTGTGACCTCGCTGGCCTCATTTAATCTTGTGGCTGTACTTTTGGTCATTGGCTTTCCTGTTTTCTTCCGCCTGCTTCTTAGTGGTGTGGTCATGCATGTCCCACATTATCATTGGCCTCTATCCCTAGCTAAATTGGCTTGTGTATTAATGCGATAAACATTTACATCATTTCTGTCATTCGCAATACCCTGTTGAATCTGCATTCGCTGCATAGCCAACTGTGCCGACTGCTGTAACTTAGCCTGATCAATCTGGAAGTCCATTGCATCATTTTGCATTTTGCGTTGGATTTCTATGGAATCGTTCTGCAGTTCCTGCTGACGGATCTCGACAAGCGGGTCAGGTTGCTGTGCCGCAGTTAATAATGGGGCTAGCTGTTCTAAAGTCTCGGAAATCTGCTGTGCAACCATAGCCTCAATAGTTGCTGGATCAACTTGTGGCACTGCCTCTCCAGCCATCTGCGCTTCCTGCATAGCATTGCGAAACACTTCTTGAACAATATCACGAGCAAACATAGCAACGTGATCCTGTATATGTGCTTGCAGCATCAAAAAAGCCTGCGGGTTAGCGTTGATAGCCGGTGATTGAATTAATGCAGCGTGCACACGAATATGTGCTCGGTGATCCTGCTCTGCAAACACCTGTGGCGCACCACCTTTTAATGCAGCCGAGTTCTCTGTTGCGGGGTCTGTTGGTTGCGGAGGCTTTGGTGCCGGTAAAATAGCATCAATATTCTTGACATCTAACGCATCATACATCCGGCGATAGGCTTCATACATATTATGCTGCTGCGGTGCAGCTTGCGCCAACTGTAACTGAGTCTGGGCCAACGACAATCGCTGCGCCATAGAAAAAATTGACGGATCAGATACAGGAAGTATATCTATACGACCGTCAAAATCCTGCGCCATAATCTGAGGATTGACATTGGCTCCAATCTGATAAGGATAAGGAGCAGGGTTGTTGGCAAAAATCTCTGCCAACATACGGAACTCAGCTTTCTGCGCGTAATGCAGACGCTTGTGTATACTTGAAATAACTTTTGAGCCTTGCTCAATCAGGGCCACTGTTGTTCCCACGGGAGCCTGTGAGTTGACATCTGCGACCTTTGTGTCTGCAACTTGTGCAAAGCGTCGGCCTGAATCAACGACCACCCCGAGTAGTTGAGCCAACGTGCCAGAAGGCTCCTTGTACGGGAGCGGCATAAGAGCATTGCGAATATCACCGCCGGGAACATCAAGATCGCGGAACTCACCCGGGTTAACAGGCTCGTCATCATTGCGGATACGAACACCACGAGCTTTGAAACCACCCGGTAGA